TCTTTACATTTTTTGTATCCATAAAGATTGGAAAGACTATCCCATCAGGACCATTGCGATTCTTTGCAATATACGCTCGACCTTCGTTATTATTTTTATCTTCTATTGTCCTAGAAATAGTGAAAATGAAATCTGCAACGAAACATTTATTAAAAGCTTCTGATATAGATTCCATGGTAATCACTTCTGCATTTAACCCTGACCGATTAGTTTGAGATGCTGTCCAAATTGGACACTCAAATGTTTGTGCCATTCCTCGTAGCTCTTCGTAAATAGACTCCAGTTCATTTCTTCGCTCCTTTAAAAATCGTACTGGTCGTAGGAGATCCCCATAATCAACGATGATTAAATCTATGTTTTCACCTCGGCGTTTAAGCTTTTCTAAGTGATTACATATTGTTTGAGTCGAAGCTGATTTGGTCGGGTATTCTTTAATGATTAATTTTCCATCTAAACTTTTTATTTTTTCTAATACTTCTTTTTTATATTTAAATAAATCATCCAAATTATAACCAGTAATGCAACTATCATATCGTGTAGCAACAACAGTTTCTTGTAACTCTAGGGTATAATGTACTACAGTTAACCCTTCCATCACAGCTTGTGCGCCAAGATGTACAAGTGCCATAGATTTACCTGCTCCTGTAGGAGCAATAACTACTCCTAACTCACCTCGACCTAAACCACCATTAGTAAGGTTATCAAATAATTTCCAACCAGTTGTGACTGGATTACGTGATTTAATTACGAATCGTTCTTCAAAGTCTTTAAGATAATCATAACCAATATTATTATCCAAACCAAGTTTGAGTGCATCATTAATTATCGTACTAATTTCTTCGTATGAAGATGATTGAATAAGCTTTACACTCTTAATCATAGCCTCTTTAAGCTTCTGTTTCTTGCAGAAATCTAAAGCTACCTCCTTGATGTAGTCTACACCTTGCACACTGCTTTCTGAGCTACATATCCTAGCAAAGTACTCCCTCATATGCTTTTGGATCAACTCGTCCTTATCGTCAATCTGGGCCTTCAAGATGGTGATCATAACATCTCGTGATGGATGAGATTTATATTTATCACGATAGTCAATAACGAGTTTAACAAAACTCTGTAAATATTTTAACTCAAGAAAATTAGTATCCAGAACTTCAAAAATTTGATCCGCGAAGGGACGTTCATCTAAGATTAACTGTACTAAATTTTCTTGAAACTTTTTTCCGTATTTACCAAAATTTGCATTTTTAGTCATTTCTTCTCCAATTTATTTTTTATTGACATCTTCTTTAAGGAGGCAAATAAGCTAGTCCAATCACCTGCCCCGAAACTATCTTTAACTGTCATTTTTAAAAATTGTGTTTTGTTGAATGCATAATTAAAATGATCTAAGGTCCATTTAATTTTATTTTTACCTTGCACTGACATACATGGGGAATATAGTTGCATCATCTTATAATTTATTTCAACAACATCAATTTGTTCTACAATATTATTATATGCTTTTATATTACCTTCTTGCTCTTTGCAATACTCAAATATATCTTTAATAGTATATGTTTTTTGTTCTTTCAAAAAGGGCAATCTTTTAGCTACTGTAGTTAATCCAACACGATCAACTCCTTTTAAGTTATCTGATTTGTCTCCTGCGATTGCTCTAGCTAAAGCAAAATTTGTAGGATGTATATCAAATTTCTCGATTACATTCTTCTTATTTAAAACTTCCTTTTGTATTGGACGATATATAATTGTTTCATCATCACACAATTGATAAAAGTCTTTATCACTAGATACAATTATTTTTTGCCATCCCCGATGTCTTGGCTCATTGACAACAAATGAAATTATATCATCAGCTTCAACACCCTCTAACATTAATTGAATAATTGGAGTTTGATTTAAATATTCCACCAATCTAGTTTGCTGATAAATTTGATTTTGCATCTGTTCATTGTCATCTAGTAGGTGAATATTTCTATTTAGCCTAAGAGGTTTTCTGCCTTCTTTATAACTCTTCACCATTTGCTTACGCTTCTGTGAACCACCAGGACCATCCCAACAAATAATGACCTTATCTGGGTTAGTCTCTCTTAATAGCTTTTGTAAAATTTTTAAATAGCCCTTCATTCCACCAATGGGCTCACCATTTACCGACATACTTGGATCCACAATATATGCTCTGAAAAACATATTTAAAGAATCTATTACAAGTAGTCTTTTTGGAGCTTTAGGTAATTTCATATTCAACTCCTATATGAATAAGTGTCTTGAGAATAAAAAAAACCCCAAGTGCTTCATTATAAAACACTTGGGGTCCGGTGTCAACACGGAATAGCGCCGATTATGTTTTTAGCTTAACTGAAGGATCGCTTTCTTCAAATCCCATGATTTTTGTAAGATCTGCTGCGTTCCCATTAGGCAGTTCATCATCTACATTATAAAAAGTTGATGCATCTCCGCTTCGGCTATCAAATTTCAAAATTACTTCTTCATCCATTAGTTCTAAAATTCTATTTTTGAATTTTTCCTCTTGAATCATTTCTTTCCACTTACTGCTTTGAAATTTTTGTGTTGACCCATCTTTATATTTTAAAGTATACCAAGCCCCTCCTGAAGTTAAACTTTCGGAACTTTTCACTGCCTCAAGCCAACTCTCTTCATCTTGGATACCAATGTTCTCTCCCCATAAAATTTTAAATGCACAAATTCGTCCTTGTGTTCCGAATCGAGACTTTTCTAATTTTACTTTTACCTCTGAACCAACACGATATCCTTTATTATCGAGAACAAACGATGCTTTTGCTTTACGACCAGTGAGCCATATCCTTACACTATAAGAATAATTTAAAGCTTTACCCCCAGGTGTAAAATATGGAGTTGTCATTGTTTCTGCAATATTTGAAGTAATATTAGTTTTAAGTTGATTTAAAAACAATAATGTCGATTGTGAATTCGCAACTGGTTGAATTAATTTAGATAAGCCTTTAGACAAAATTCTGGGTTTTACAGCCATTGATGAAAGTGGATTAAAATCTCCTTCAATATCTGTTCGACTTGGAGTTAGGGCAATAGAATCCCAAATAAATAACATGCGATTTTCATTTGCACCTAAAAGTTCTTCAATTGTTTCAAGAACAAATTCGACGCTTTCTGCTTGAACGTATAAAAGTTTATCTATATCACAGCCACAACTTTCCAAAAATTTGGGATCAATCGCTGATTCAGCATCGAAATATACAACATCTATTCCCATCTTTTGTGCATTAGCTGCAACCTGTGCAGCCATATAAGATTTACCAGTAGATTCTAATCCTGCAATCTCAGTAATTTTACCAACAGGAATCCCTGCTAATTGTCCTCGACTAATAATCGAGTCTAACCACCTTGAGCCAGTAGGAATCCAGTCACTTACTTGTGTAGGGCTGATTTCTTTTAGAGAGTAGGCTACGTTGCCACCAGCTTTTTTATTTATTAGTTTACGCATGTCAGAAATTGACACTTTTCCTGCTTCTTTTTTACCCACTTGAATTCTCCTGATTAAGATGTGGTAAGGCATCTGTAAGCCATGCCTTCCTGCGCTATGAAATTAATATTATTAATTTAAAATAAACTTTATTGTGTCAAGTCAGCAAAAGCCTCTTCAACACTAGAAACAGTAGCACTTGGTTTTGCTGATTCATTATACTTAACTGATTCTTTAGAATCTTCTTCGGCTGTTTGATCATCCGAAAAATATTCATCCAGTTTCTTTTGAACATCAGCAGTAGAAATACGCTCAAATGATTCATCGATGTCAGGCACCGAATCCAGAAGTGTTTTACATTCTTTTGAAGACCATTTCTCCGAGCAAATTTTAGAAACTTTACGGGCTGGCATAATATCTGTTACCGGATAATTTCCTCCCGCTGGTGTCTCATAATGAATTTGCAAATCTGTTCCTTCTTCAGAATCAGTAATATCACCATATTCAGGATTTAATACTAACTGAAGGAGTTTTTGATATGCAGTCTTCCCATAACCCCAGATACGAACACCTTGTTCTTCTTCTCCGCGAACTAAAACGGGAGAAAAGAAACGCTGTTTTGCACCCATATCTCGTGCAACCTTTTGGCTTTCTTTAACTGCTGCACTGGTAATGCCAGCTTTTGAAGCTTCATTTACTTCTTTCCAAAGTGAAGTTACAAAATTGCAGACAGGACAATCCTCATCAAAATTTTTCTTTGGACACATAAAGCCTGGATTTTTTCCAACTCTATAGTGAAACCAATAATCTTTAAAGGGATCTCCATCTGGTGTAGGAACAATTCGGATAGTCGAATCGTTCCCTTCTTGTGGTTTCCACCAATTTGAACCGCCGCCTTTTTTTGACATTGCATCAAGTTTGGCTCGCATTTTCTTTAAATCAATAGCCATATTTTTTTTTTACCTTTTTTGTTAAAGCATACTCGGCAATACTTCCGAGCAACTAGTTTTCTGTTTCATTTTTTAGTGGTTTACTAGAATCCAAAAGACCCTTGTAACTATATTCTGTCATACTGCCAACAACAGTATTGTGATTAAAAATCCTAAAGGATTCTTGATCGAGATCCCAAACAAGCTCCATGCCGTTTGTTAGTTCTCGTTTTTTGGTCCCATCCTTAACTTTAGAATTAAGGAAAGCTTCAGGAAGATCCTGAAGCTTCACAAAATTCATATCGCGGGAGTCGCCATTTTTCTTTTTAAATGTGCCTTTAAACGCTCGCAACATAAACACCCCTTACTGACCTGAATTGCTTTTTGTAGCCGTATAGCCAACAACTCTGGTGGTTTCTCCTGTTTCACGCAGGACTCGTGCTTCATCACGCGCCTGAGAGCGTGATAGAGCAGCAATAAAATTTTTGCTTCGTCGTCGTGTAGCGGGGATAAATCCTTCATCCCCTTTTACTTCTACGACCCAAAGCGTGTTAGAACTTAATTTTGTCATTAATGACTCCTTTATTGTTATGCGACTATTATTACATAGCAGCGCGAGAATGTCAAGCATCTTTTTGTATGTCTTGCGAAAAAGAAATTATGTATGCATAATTGGTTGCATATTGCGTAGAATATACTGCGTATGTAGCACGTTGACCATTTTGATTAATATCTCGCATTTTATTTTTAATACTTTGCATTAATCCGCCATCTGATTTCAGCGTTTCCTCGTTGATAGCATAATAGTAATGCCTTTCAAGCCTCTTGTCAAGGGGGAAAAATAATTTTTCTACATCTTCTTCTGCATCATATAAGCCTAAAGTAGAAATTTTAGATGCAGTAGATTTTTTAAAAAAACTATTTATTTCTACTTCAGAATGATTAAATATATTAATCATATGTAACGTTGAAACCAATAGCTCATTTAATTTTTCAAAATATTCTCGAATCGGAATATCTCCAACAATTTTTTCTAAACTTATATTATCTGCAAGAATTAAATTATTAAACATTCCCGAACGAGCATATTGCTGTAATACATTATATCCCAATCGTTCTTGAAGCTTTGTATTTCCATTTAATTCTCCAATATCGGGCCTGATATATAAAACGTTAACATTTTCAGGTTTAACTTGAATTACTAATTGTTCTAATACTTTTAGTGTTACACCTGAGATATTTCCTGCTCCACAAACTACTACCAAAATTTCCGAATCAATTTCCGAAAAGAAATTTTTAAAATCTGGTGCCTGTTTTTCATATTCCTCGTGTGTTTCATATTTAGGCACAGGATATGTATATGTGCCCTCTTCAATATTTGGATCCCCTGGATCACGAGGCTCTAGTCCTGTGTCAATTTTATAAACGTCATATAAATTATAACTTGCAAATTTATCTGCAATATTACAACCTGCTGCACCTATACCAATTATTGTTTCCATAATAGCTCCTTCATTTTACTGAAATCTCGTCCAATATTTAAATTAACTTTATATTCGCCATATTGAGTTTCAGAAAATATTTTTAAAATATCTTTTAGTATGGGCTTATCTTTATCGCACAGATCAATTACAAAACTATCGTGCATACAAAATAAAATTTTTGATTTAGTTTCACTTAACAACTCGTTGATCTCGATTATTTTATTCATTACTAGATCGCTTGTAGTGCTCTGGATAATATAATTTAGTGCTACCCTATCCTCGCACATAATCTTGCGGTTAAAATCTGTGTGTACGTAAGTACCATCATAATATTTAGTCTTCACCTGATCGCGGTCATATGTGCGCGAGGATAAGTAATCTTTTGAATCTGGGTTATACAGCCAAGCAAAAATTCTTTTTTTAGCCTTTTCTCTTGTTGTCCGATATACATTAGTTCTATTCCACTCATGTAAATCTTCTTTTGGCTGCTCTTTGCCAGTTAATGCTAAGAGTGTACGTAATTCGGCTGCATTATAATCAACTTCTACCAACCAATCATTCTTTGGCTTAATGATAGCTCGAAATTCTTTTGGTAACGTTAAGATGGGAAAGCTATTACTATGAGTAGATAATCGACCAGTTACCGTTCCAAATGGATTATATTTAATATAAGGTGAAATATCTGGAAATTTACGCCAAAGATTACGAGCCTGGGTGTTCATCATATACGGGTATAGAGCTTCGTGATCAAGGATTAACTTATTTTTTGAAAGTTGATTTGTAAATTTATTTAACTTAACAAGAAAATCATAATTTTTGGGTTTCTCATAATTTTCAAAAACATGTTCTGTGATTTTATTTACTACATTATAATATTCAAGCAAAAATCTGTGTGGCACCAAATCAAAAAAGCAATGTTCATGCAAAGAAATTTTTGCATGTTTAAATGAAGTTAGATATGCTTTAAATTTTAAATTTAAATTTTTCCACTTTGTTTTTAAATTTTCGGGGCAAACATCAGTCATGCTTTTTCCACCACAATATATGTGCGCGTATTCAATATTATCAAGTTCAAAATCAGAAATATTCCAAGTTTTAGTTAAGCCGCTTGGCAATTCATTAAAGT